TACCAGCCGTGTCCTGCCGATGCTCGCCGCTGAAGACAGCGGGGGTGGCGGTGGGGAAGCCGAGAAGACCGAGGCGGCCGCCGACGACCTGGACAAGGTCGAAGGACTGGGCGACCAGGGCAAAGAGGCGATTCGCAAGGAGCGGGAGGCTGCGAAGGCCGCCGCACAGGAAGCAAAGGCCGCAAAGGCAGAGCGCGATGCACTGCTCAAGGAGAAGGCCGAGCGCGAAGCCGCTGAAGCCAAGGCCCGCGAAGAGGAAGCCGCCAAGAAGGGCGAGTTCGAGGAACTGGCCACGGCACGCGAGCGAGAGCGTGACGCCGCGAAGGCGGAAGCGAAGACCCTCGCTGAGGAAAACACCGAGCTCAAGGCTGCGATGGCTGAGGGTATCACGTCGGGCTGGAAGGACCTGCCAGAGGAAGTGCGCAAGCTCGGCGAGAAGCAACACGCCGAGGATGACGTGCTCGGGCGGTTCCGATTCCTGAATGACCCGGACACGAAGGCGCTGGTGGCGAAGCTGACCGGCTCGTCTGAGGGCAAAGCCGCGCACGGGCGCGACCCACGGGCCACCGGGACCAGCAAGCCCACCAACGAGGACGCACGCAAGGCACAGGGCGTCCTGTACCGCACGAACTTCTGACCGTCGCGTGGCGGTCGCACGATGCTGAGGTGACGCATGGCAAACATTGCATTGGCCACCGCCAACACGGTCTCGATTGTGGAGTCCATCCACCAGATGACCCTGCCGGCGGCAGAGGCCATCACTCCCGGCGCTCCGGTGCGCCTCGATACCTCGACCGGCAAGTTCACCAACGCCAACGGTTCCTCATCGGGTGAGGCGCGGGTGTGGGGCATTGCAACGGGCAAGAAGGCAATTCCTGCCGGCGCGGCCGTCACGGCCATTCGCCGCGGCGTGCTGGATGGCTTCACGTTCTCCCAGAACTACGACGCGGCCATCTACCTGTCGGACACCGATGGGCGATTGGCGGACGCTGCCGGCACCGTCTCGACGGTCGTGGGCCGCGTGATTCCAGCCACGGCGAACCTCATGGGCGCCTCGTTCGACAAGCTGTTGTCGGTGGAGCTGTAGGGCATCTAGTGCTAACGGCACTATTGCTGCTTCCGAAGGAGTACACCTATGGCCATCGCTTATGGCTTTCTTGAACTGAAGGACATCTTCTCCCAGCGCGTCGTGGACAACACCATCGACGTGGTGGATGCGGCCATCCAGGCATCGGTCGATGAGCACAACCGGCAGATGGACGCCATCATGTCGCTGTTCGTGGAGCCCACCACGGGCTTCAAGAGCCGCTTCATGCAGACCAACGCGCACCGCTTGCAGCCGCTGGATGACAACGGCCGCGCGCGCCCCATTAAGGTTGCTGGGTACTACGATGTCGCGTTTCCCATCCAGCAGGCTGGGTCTGCGTGGGGCGCGAACTACGTGACCCGTCAGAAGATGACCGTGGGCGACGCCAACCGCATCACGCTTTCCATGCTGGAGGCGGACATGCGCTGGATGCGTGACCACATCATCGCCGCCCTCGTGACGAGCGCCTCGTGGACCTTCGAGGATGACGAGTTCGGCTCGCTCACCATCGAGAACCTGGCGGACGGTGGGTCGGAGACGTTCCAGATTCTGTCTGGCGCCGACCAGATGGCGACCGACAATCACCTGGTGGGCTGGGCGAACGCCATCAACGATGGTGCGGACAATGCGCTGGTCGGGATGTACAACGACCTCGTGGAGCACCCGGAGAATGGCGGCGAGGTCATTGCCCTGGTTGCCACCGACCTCAAGGCCAGCATTCTCGACCTGGATACGTTCTACGAGAAGTCCGACCCGAATGTCCGCCTCGGCGCCAACACGGCGGAACTGGTGGGCGACCTGGGCGCTGCGGTACCAGGCGAACTGCTCGGCTACGAGGTGGCATCCGGCGCGTGGGTCGTGGAGTGGAAGTCCCTGCCGAATGGCTACTTCATCGGCGTGACCACGCAGGGCGAGAAGCCACTGAAGATGCGCCAGGACCCGGAGCCGGAGTTGCAGGGCTTCAAGCGCGTCGCGGAACGCGAGGACCATCCGTTCCTGGAAAGCCAGTGGCTGCGCCGCGCCGGCTTCGGTGCCTTTAACCGAGTCGGCGGGTATGTGGGTCTGGTCGGGAATGGCACGTACTCGACTCCATCGGGATACTCGGCTCCGCTTGGCTAGTCGGTAGAGCGGTAATCGCGCTATTGACGATAGCGGAGGTGAGCTATGGCGGGATTGGCAGCAAAGGCAGTACGGAACCAGGCGGCGCGGGCACGGCTCGATGCCGCCCTGGCTGCACTCAGCAAGCGCCTCGGGATTGCGGTCCCGGATGAACCGCGGCGGATGCGTGACGCGGACCTGCAGCCGATTGTCGAACTGGAACGCTTCGCGGACTTCGCGGAGGCGGTGCTGGAGGCGGTCGAGCGCCTGGCCGTGGAGGGCGAACCTCCGGCCGGCTACGCGGCGCTGACGGTCAAGATGCTGCGCGCGGAGGCCAAGGAGCGCGACCTCGAGATTCCGGCGAACGCGACGAAGGATGACCTGGTCGCGCTGCTGGAAGAGGCCGACGCCACGCCGGCTGAGGACGATGCGCCCGAGCCCGTGGACGATGCGGAGCCGGTGGCGTGAACCGGGACGACGCGGCCGAGTTCATTGGCGAGCGGTACAGCCAGTACCTCCTCGCCGTGACTCGTGAGGCGGAGGATTCGGCCGGCAATCTGAAGCCGGTCATTGACGACGCCTTCCGGGCGCTGGGCTACGTGGCCGCGGATATCCCGACCGCAACGACCGATGGCGAGGAGGCGGACGAAGACCTGCGGGTGCAGTTGGCCTACCGCGCCCTGCGGCAGATTGTGCGCGACCTCGGGGCCACGTCTTTCGATATCTCCACGGGCGGCGATTCCTTCAAGTTGAGTCAACTCCGTGCGGCCGCCGAGAAGGACCTGGCGGAGGCGAAGGCGGAGGTCATGGACCGTTTCGGGACGTTGGGGGTGGTGCCGGCGGAGGGCAGTAGCCCGTTCGTGAGCATCGACCTCAACTACCTCGATGACCTGTGTGAGGCGGGCTGATGGCCATCCATCGCAATCCGCTCGTTCCCGCGGGGGCTGGGGCCATGGTGACACGGCTCATGACCCGTATGCGAGACGACACCTGCGTCATTGAGCGGCCCAGCACGAGCAAGGATGCGACCGGGGCACCGAGCGGCGGCTTTACCACTGCCGCGACGGTCCCATGCCGCGTCACCTCGCCGGGTCTGCAACCCAACGAGAGCGTCGGCGGCAGTCGTCTCGCGCCGGTCCTGACGTATGAGGTGCGCCTGCCACCGGAGACGGATGTGCGAGGCAGTGACCGCATCCAGGTCAATGGCCGCACCCTGGAGGTGATTGGCGACCGCGACGCCGTGAGCCACGGCTTCGAGCTGGTCGTCATCGCCAAGGTGGCCGGGTCCTGATGGTCGCGCCCTTTGTCCCCCGCCTGGTGGTGAGCCGGTTCATGTACACCGTGCTGTCCGCCGACCCGGACGTGGTGGCGGCGCTCGATGATGACGGGGTGATTGTCCCGGACGAGGCGATTCCCACCGACATCGTCCTGACGCTGGCGCAAACGTTCGGGGGCGGGGTCTCCGTCGCCAAGCGTTTGGGCGCCCCGATTGCCCAGGTCGACCTGTACTGGGACCTCACCGGCTGGGACCCGTCGTATCAGCGGGTGCGCACTGAGCCACTGATGCTGGCAGTGATGAATGTCCTGATTGGCCCAGAGACCAAGGGCAAGACGCATGTCTTTGTGGACCCGAGCGATTCCCGCGCCTGGGCCATCACGGTCGATTTTGTATCAGAAGAGCCGGTGCCGCTGGACGTCACGACGCCCCAGGTCTGGTCGCCGGTCAGGCATCGCTACCGCGTGACGCTTCAGCCGCGCGGATAGGAGGACATCATGGCAGAGGTATTCCGCATCACCACGCCTGAGGGGCACGTCTACGACTACCACCACGGCGTCGACCAGCTCAAGGCCGACCACCCTGGCGCGGTCATCACCGGACGCCGCGTCGTTAACGACGTGGGTGAGGGCACCTACGAGCCGTGGAGCATCGCCAAAGCGCAGGCGGAGCAGCGCAAGGCCGAGGCGGAGAAGACGGCGAAGAAGACCTCAGGCAAGAAGAAGGACGAGGCCCCGGCGGAGGAGCCTGTTGAGGTCGTAGTCGAGGTCGCGCCGGCGGACGTGCCCGCGGAGAACGGCAAGCCGTAATGGCGCAGGTCAGGATTGTCGTCAAGTTCAACAAATTGCCCGAATGCCCCGGCATCATGAGCAAGGCGGTGGACTCCGCGTTCCAGAGTCTCGGCCCCAAGTTGCTCACGAGCATGCAGTCAGCGACGTCGGTGGACACCGGTGAACTCCGCGGGTCGGAAGCCCAGTCCGTTGGCAGCAAGCAACTCACGCTCAGCGCCGGCACGGACCACTGCGCCTACGTGGAGTTCGGAACCCGTAAGATGGCCGCTCAGCCGTATCTCCGTCCAACTGTCGAGGGAGCCGCTGGGCAAGTGGCGTCGGAAATCACTTCAGCCGTGAGCGCCGCTTTCGGGGGTCTTTGATATGGCCTTGCCGGCGCTAGCCCACATCCCGCCACGTTCGTCCATAAATGATGTCGTGGACGGTGATACGGTGTACGCCAAACTGCGCGGCAATTTTTGTCATGCTGAGCGATTTGCTCAGTTCACGGATTTCGCGGACCTGCTCCGGCGTCAGTTTGGTTTTGCTGCTACGTCGCACATTCGTCGCGGGCATGACCGCCTCCAAATGGTCGGGGTTCATGCACAGGCGATTGCGACACAGGTGGTCAATTTCGTACCCGTCGGGGATTTCCCCTTTGTGCTGGCGAAAGGACCAGCGGTGGATGTACTCGGACTCGCCGTTGATGCGAAGTTGGGCATAGCCGCCAGTGCTGGCCGCTCCCGGCCAGACCCAGCACCCGGTTTTCTCGTCAACGATGTAATCCGTGGGCAGGTAACGGCGGTTGCCGTGCCCCGAAATGTAGCGGACGGGCTTGCCCTTCACATCGCCGCGACTTGGTCGAGAGTCTTGGGCCAAACTCGTGCGCTGCCCGCATCCGCATTGGCAAAGGCCAGACGGATTCGGTCCTTCGTTGGTATCCTGCGTACGCATTTCTCTGACCTCCTTAACAGGTCGGGGGGTGCCGTGCCGGGGGCGTGTCCAGCGCTGCCCGGCGTTCGTATTGTACCAAAAACCGCACAACGATGCGGAAATTTGGCGATGGGACTTCGGTGATGCCGAGTCAGCCGTACGTCAAGAAAATCAACGTGGTGCCGTGGGTGCGCTGCGCGGTGCGACGGTGCGATTCCATCATTGCCCAACGCAATCTGCCGTGGTCGGGTGACCCCATCTGGATTCTCTGCCGCAAGTGCGGCGCGATGAATCGGGTGTCGACGGACGGCGTGTGGGTCGTGGACCAGGCAGGGGACATTCAGCCGCTGCCCCAGTAGCAGTACGGGTGTTATTGCGCGTAGAATGCCTACGCACAGACGAGAGGCCGGAGGCCCCAGACAGCGTTCTGGTTTATGAGCCCGGAGCCCTGACGCGCAGATGCGCAAGGAGCTCCGGCCATGCCGCAGAATGTCTACTCGTTTCAGGCGGCGCAAACGCGGTTGGTCCGCGAGGCCGCATACGGGGTGACCCCGGTCTCTCCGACGTTCGTGCGCCTCAACGGGTTCGGCGTTACCGCCAGCCCGACCATTGAGACGGACATGTTCGCGCCTCCCGGCGCACTCGTCCCGACCATTCCGCTCATCAACGACGATTTCACCGAAGGCTCCATGGAGGGCCGGGTCGACTACAACGGCCTGGCGTTCGTGCTGGCCGGCCTGTTCGGCAACCCGACCATCAACGACCTCGGCGGCGGCGCGTACGAATGGCTGTGGTCCTGGGATGGCCGCCGCCCGCTGCGCCCCGTCTCCTACACGCTGCACTACGGCTTCCCGGAGTCGGCGGACGTGGTCACCGGCTGGATTTTCAACACGCTGGAAATTAGCGGTGGCCGCGCGGACGGCTTCGATGTCTCCGGCGACGGCTTCGGCAAGGCGCTCAGTGCCGGCCAGACCCTCGGCGGTATCACCAACGAAGTCCAGCAGATTGCCATCACCGGCACGCCGACGGGTGGGGATTTCACCATCACCTGGAACGGCGAGACCACGGACGACATCCCCTACAACGCGAACGCCGCGGCCGTCCTGGCGGCGCTGGAGGCGTTGGACAGCATCGAGCCGGGGGATGTGACGGTCGGTGGCGGGGCGCTCCCCGGTACACCGATTACGGTCACCTTCAAGGGCGTCTACAGCGGCGAGAACGTCGCGGCCATGACGACCACCGACTCGCTTACCGGCGGCACGGCCCCGGCCTCCGCGGTCACGACCACCACGCCCGGTGCGGACAACGCGGTCGACATCCCGGCGGTCCCGGCCGGCGCGGTGCAGGGCAACGTCTATCTCGATACGTCGTGGGCCGGCCTCGGTGGGACGCAGTTGCTGCATGCCTACGAAATGGGCATCAACATCGGCGAGCGCCTGGAGCGGGTGCGCCCCATCAACAAGAGCAAGTCCAGCGACGGCGTCATCGACATGAGCGAGCAGGAGCACATGATTACGCTCATGCTCGGGCGCAACTCCGTGGCGGACGCCCAACTCGCCAAGTTGCGCGCCGGCACCCGCAGCTTTGTTCGCTGCGAGTGGGAAGGCGACATCATCTCCGGTAGCGACGCCTACCTGTTCCAGACCGACGCCTGCATCATCTACCAGGAGGCGGGCGAGCCGGACGACGTGGATTCCGTCCACGCGCGCGAATACTCCGGCCGCATCGCCATCGACCCCACCTCCAAGAAAGCTATCGCCTGCAAGCTGGTGAATAGCCTCCCGAGTTTGAGCGGCGCCTAGCGCCCTACGCGGGGGTGGCACGGTGCTGCCCCCGCACCTGTATGCCGTTGGTAGCGGCAATAGCGCTGCTACCGCTTGAGCACAACGCCTGAGGTCCAGCGAGGCCCAGAGCAGGGGGAACCGACGTCATGCCGTCACTGAACAAACTGGCACCGCGCGACCAGGCCCGCCAGTTCTCCGTCAAAATCAAGAATGACGACACGAACGAGGTCGCGTTCATCAACGTCGAGTACTACAAGAACCGCATCAGCCTGGCGCCAATGGAAGCGCGCATCTCCGAAGAGCAGAAAGATGCGCTGAACGAAGACCAGTTGGAAGCGGCCCGCATCGCGTCGACCCTCTGTTACTACCTGAAGTCCTGGGACCTCCAAGGCCCGCTTTACAACTACAGCGATGAGGAAGTCGTGGGCGAGGGCGAGGTCATTCCACTCGACCCGCTGGTGACGATGTTCCTGCCGACGCCGATTACGGCGGAAGTCATGAACCAGTTGACCGAGGAAGTCTTCCCAAAAACGAAAGAATCACGGAACGCGCGGAGACGCTCACGCTAAGGAGCGTCAATCCCATTACCTATGAGACGGGCGTGCGGCATTGGGAGGAATCGAACGGCACACACCCGCTGTCGATAGAGCCGATATCCGCGGCGCTGGACGAAGACCTCTCGACCATCGTGATGGCGAAGGAACTGGGGATGTCGGTGGTCGACCTCGAGCAGCACCCAAGTCGCGACCGGTGGGCATTCGTCCTCCGCACGAAGTGGGCGTGGGAAGACCTCGAACGCAAGCGAGCCGCGAAGCGGCGGAAGTAGGGGCGGATGGCAACCTCGGCGTGGCGACAATCCAGGACAGCGCACGCCGGGGGTGCCGATTCGGGTAGACTCGTCACGCACGACTCCCAAGCCACACTCCGGGGGTCATGCCGGGCCGGGGATGGGTTCGCCCATCGCCCGGTTTCGTCGTGCCTACAGGAAGACGAAGAACACCACGCCCAGGATGAGCAGGTTCACCAGCCAGCCGCGCCAAAACGCGCCCCACACGCTTTGTCCCATCGCAAAGATGATGAGACCAGCCAGGCCCGAAATCAGCAGCACGAAGATGCCCTTGGCAATTCGGGGCTTGGGGCGTTCGTAGACGACGACCTGCACCGGCATCTGGCCGGTCGTGGCGGGAACGGACTTCGGCATCTCCACGGTCCTTCTGCGGCGATGTGTTCACGGTGTGTTACTCGCCATCATAACGAAATCCGCGGCATGCGGGTTCCGCCCGGCGTGCAGTGCTCCGTCGAAAGGAGGGCTGCGTAAATGGCAACTATTGCTGAGCTCACTGCCGTCATCACGGCGGATACGAGCGGCTTCGATGCCGGCGTGGACTCCGCCAACCAGAAGCTCCAGGAACTCGGGCAGACAGGCGGCGATACCGCCGAGAAACTCACCACCTCCGGCAAGCTGATGGCCGGCATCGGCGCGGCCATCACGGCGCCGCTCGTTGGCGCCGTGAAGCAGGCCGCCGACTTCGATTACGCGATGGACGGGGTCAACGCCGCGCTGGGTGGCGTTGACACCAAGACGCTGGACCTACTCTCGCAACAGGCGCTGGACCTGGGTGCGAGTTCGCAATACAGCGCGAATGAAATTGCTGACGTGCAGCAAGAACTCGCCAAGAGTGGGCTCACGGCGGAGGAAATACTCGGAGGCGCAACGAAAGCCGTTACCGATTTAGCGGCGGCAACTGGAGAATCTCTCCCATCTTCGACGAAGTTGGTCAGCGATGCCCTGAATATGTTCCAACTTGATGCGGAACAATCGACAAGGGTTGCCGATATTTTCACGACGGGCCTCAATGAGTCTTCGATGTCCGTTGAAGATTTGCAAAGAGGACTTAACTACCTCGGCCCCGTTCTTCAAAACCAAAACCGCTATTTGGAGATGAGCGAGCAGGGACTCGATGGAAACACTGAGGCCTTGATTGATGCGACGGCAGCGATGGCCGTCTTTAACCAGCGTGGTCTCAAGGGCGCGAACATCGGGAACTCGCTCGCCCGAATGTACACAGAGCTTGCAGACCCGACCTCCAAAGCCTCGCAAGCGATGGAGCAATACGGCATTGCGGCGTTTGACGCCGAAGGAAACCTCAAGCCGCTTCCTGACATCATTGACAATATCGGCGCATCGCTAAGCGGCCTGAGTGACCAGGAACGCCAAAAAGCCATCTCCGACATCTTTGGAGAGGAGTCCAAGGATACGATTGAGCAGATGGTTGCGGCCTTCCAGAAGGGAGGGCTTGGGGACGATATTCGTGATGTCGCGGACGCGATGCACGAAGAAGGCACCGCAGCCAAGCAGGCGGCGATTCGCCAGGACAATCTGACCGGTGCTGTTGAGCAACTCGGCGGGGCTCTCAACGGACTCGCTATCCAGATGGGTACGCCGCTGTTGGACCCCATTAAGGAAGCGACCAAGGGCGTCACCAAGATGGTGGATGCACTGGCTGAGGCGCCACCAGAGGTACAGAAACTGGTCGCCGAGTTTGGAGCGCTCAGTGGTGGTCTGCTCACGGTAGGCGGCGGCGCGCTGTGGGGCACCGGCAAGATTCTCGACCTTGGACAGTCCTTCAAGAACGCCGGCCTGAGCCTCGGCAAGTTCACACTCGGCCTCGGCGCGCTCGGCCTGTTGCTTGGAGCGGGGCTGCTGGCGTATGAGACGAACTTCCTGGGCTTCGGCGATGCCGTCGATGAAGCGATGGCCAATGGCCGCGTGGCCCTCGACCGGTTCGGCAAGACGTTCGGTGAGGTGTTCAGCGCCCAGAAGGCGCGGGGCATGAACGATGTCGCCAACGCGGTCGATAGCTTTGGCAAGGCGCTCTTTGACGCCACAGGCGTGGACTGGCTGGAGCAGACCGCCACGCTGGGCCGCGCGCTCGATGTGCTGCAGAACAAGTTCGCGGAGGGCGCGGCCCAGGGGGTCGATCCCTGGGTCAACGCGCTCAACGCCGCGTCGGAGGCCGCCGCCGCCGCGGGCGACCCCGAGAACGCGCGGCAACTCAGCCTCCTGAGCGACGCCTGGCAGGCCATGGCGGACAACATGGCCGAGACCGAAGGCAAGATGCCGCAACTCAACCGCGAGTTGTCGGCGCTCCAGCACGGAGCTGGCGTGTTGCTGGGACCCGATGGACTCGGGGCCGTCGAGAACGCGGAGGATGTGCCGCGCTTCTTCGATGACTTGGGCATGCAGGCCGCGAAAGCCCAGCAGGACCTGCAGAACCTGCGGGACTCCATCAATCAGGGCGATTGGCGTGGCGTCTGGGACCAACTGACGGCCGTCGACGGCGAGCACCACAACCCGCTCGATAGCCTGCAGCAGATCACCGACGGCATCACCGACTGGTTCCAGGACACCTCCAACCTCCTGATGGGGACCGCAGACCAACTCTCCGGCTCGGGCGATATCGTCAAGGGCAGCGACGGCCTGGTCGAGCAACTCGGCAACAACATCGGCCAGAGCTTTGCGGGCCTGGGCGATGCGGTGATGCAGGCCATCCCGGACGGCAACCCGTTCCAGCCCGTGCAGGACTGGTTGCAGCAGGGCATGGACGAGGTCGCCAACTTCTTCATGCCACAGGAGATGCCGGCCGGTCTCGGTGGGGCCGGGATGGGCGACACCTCGGGCATCCAGCAGTGGTTCTCCGGCATGGTGGACGGCATCGGGGCCGGGATGGACCAGGCCATCGCGGACCTGGGGGCGCTGAAGGATGAGAAGGTCGCGGGCTTCACGCAGGCCCTGGGCGACCTGCTGGGGCCGATCGGGCAGTTCCTGTTCCCGAGCCAGGACGCACTGGCGGGCGCGGAAGGCGCGCTCGGCGATCCGGCGAAGATGGGCGAGCAGTTCGGGACCTCGCTCATCAACACGCTGAAGGATCCCGCGTTCCAGGAGGGGATCCAGAAGTCGATCGACGGCCTCCCGCCCGAGACCTTCGAGGCCATGGGCACCTCCCTGCTGAGCGCGCTCAACAGCGGGATGGAGTCGGCGCTGATGAAGCCGGCCCCGGACACGACGGATGGGCAGACGGCCGGCCAGACGATGGGGCAGAACCTCGTCTCCACGCTCGCGGCCGGCCTGCAGCAAGGGTTCGTGTCCGTGCCGCCCGAGACGTTCGTCCCGGCCGCGACCGGCCTCGTGGGCCAGCTCAACAATGCGCTCGGGGTCGCGATGGCGGACGCCGAGACGCAGTTCGTGGACCCGAGCCGCGAGGGGTCGCTGCCGCTCAAGGGTGGTGGCCTGGGCCAGCAGATGGCGCAGCAGCTCGCGACCGGACTCACGGCCGGCATCACGGCCGCGCCGGTCGAGACGTTCCTGCCCGCCACCACGGCGCTGGGGACCAGGCTCGGCGAGGCCATGACGGCCATCCAGGAGGGCGCGGCGGCGCCAACTGGCCTCAGCGAATCGACCCAGATGCAGCAGAGCTTCGGCGCGCAGATGGTCGAGGGCATGGCGGCCGGGCTCGCGAGCGGCATCACGGCCGCCGATCCCGCGACGTTCGTGCCGGTCACCAACGCGCTCGGGACCCAACTCGGGGCCGCGATGCAGATGGCCTCGCAGCAGACGCAAGCGCCCGGCGGGGTGGGTCCGGCAGGCCCGGCCGTGCCCGCCATGGGCGAGACGATGGTGCAGGGGCTGGCGACGGGGCTGGCCAGCGGCATCACGGCGGCGGACCCGGCGCTGTTCGTGCCCGTCAGCAACGCGCTGGGGAGCCAGTTGGGCGCGGCGATGAGCATGGCGGCCCAGCAGACCCAGGCGCCCGGTGGGGTGGGGCCCCAGGGACCGGCGGTGCCGGCGCTCGGCTCCACGATGGTCGAGGGGTTGGCGCAGGGCCTCACCGATTCCATCACCGCGACGCCGCCCGAGACGTTCTACCCGGTGGCCAACGCGCTCGGTAGCCAACTCGGCACCGCGCTCAACGACGCAATGACCAAGACCGTGGGGGTGGGCGAAAACACCACGGGCGGCATGGTCGGCGAGGACGCCGCCGGTGGCATCGGCGCGCAGATGGTCTCCAACCTGGCGACGGGCCTCAGCGACTCCATCACGAACGCCCCGGAGGAAGTCTTCACCCCAGTTGGCGCGGCGCTCGGCACCAAGATGACCGAAGCACTCCAGGCCGCGGTCGAAGGTGGCGCGCAGGGCACCGCTGGTGCGGATGGCGCGACCGGCGTCGGGCAGCAGATGGGCGAGGCCGTGGGGCAAATGCTCATCAGCGGCGTCGAGCAGGCGGACTGGGCCCCAGTGGGCACGAGCCTCTCCACCAAACTGGGCGAGACGCTCCAGACCGTGGCGACGGAAAACGGCGACATCTCGACGCAACTCGGCGACTCCGTGGGGCAGATGCTCCAGCAGGGCGTCGAGGGTGCGGACTTCTCCGGTGTCGGTGAGCAACTGACCACGCAGCTCAACGACCAGATGACGTCGGCGATTGAGGATGTCTCGTCCCAAATCTCCGATTCCATGTCGCAAATCACCGAGGCCATATCCGAAGCCGTGAGCCAGATGGGGGAGGCTATCGGCGAGGCCACCGAGCAGGTCTCCCAGGCCGTCGAGGAGATGAGCCAGTCCATCGAGGAGGCGACGGAGTCCGTCAGTCAGGCCGTCGAGGAAATGTCGCAGTCGGTCGAGCAGGCCGGCGAGGCGATGTCGCAGGCCGCCGAAGAGGCGTCATCCTCCG